TAATAAAAAGAGAGATACGGGTCATAATGAATAGGTTTCATGTTATTAAAGACACAAGAGAAAAAGAAAACCATGGGTGGTGGTATCCAGAAGATGCCTATTGCTCTGGTACAAGTAAAGCTAAAATAGATATAGGGGACTATACTGTTGAGGGTTTAGAAAAGGTATTGTGTATAGAAAGAAAAGAAACCGTATCTGAATTTGCAGGAAATTGCTCGGAGCAAAGATTCTGGCGTGAAATAGATAAGATGGCAGAATATAAACATAAATTTTTAATACTAGAGTTTGATTGGTATGCTATAGAAAGATATCCAGAAGGATCTACTGTGCCAAAAGAAAAATGGTCCAGTATTCGCATCAAAGGCAACTATATGATGAGCTTGTTAAGTACTATGATGTTAGACAAGGGAATACAAGTGATAGCTGCTGGTAATAAAGATAGAGCCGAACGTATAGCATATAGAATCATGAGAAAATGCTGGGAGTTTTATAATAGATGAAACCAAATACATATGATGTCGAAAGTGATGATTTAGCATACCTAAGACTCACTAAAGACGATATTAAAAACCTAAAAAATCCTTTCCATGATTTAACTATCAAACAAAGAGATAATTTACATCTATATGCTCTATCATTAATGAGAAACCCTAAATATTTCTACTGGACAGTAAAAACCTTACTTAATATAGAATTATTACCAGAACAAGTAGCAGTCCTAAGAGAATTATGGATTCGCTCCTTCCCCATGTATATTGCAAGTCGTGGTTTTGGTAAAAGCTTTCTCCTTGCTGTGTACTGTACATTAAGATGTACCCTAGTTCCAGGAACAAAGATTGTGATTGTAGGTGCGGCTTTCCGCCAATCTAAAATTATTTTCGAATATATGGATACCATATGGAAGAATGCACCACTACTGCAAAGTATATGTTCCGATACATCTGGTCCTCGTAGAGATATTGATAGATGTTTAATGAAAATTAATGATTCTTGGACTATGGCAGTTCCTCTTGGAGATGGATCTAAGATCAGAGGTTTGCGTGCCCATACCATTATTGCTGACGAATTTAACTCTATTCCTGTAGATATCTATGAAACGGTTGTTGCGGGTTTCGCAGCTGTTTCTGCTAAGCCTACAGATAATGTTAAGCAAGCTGCTAAACGTAAAAAAATGCAAGCTGAAGGTAGATGGAGTGATAAACAAGAAGGCATATACCAGGATCGTCAGCAAAACCAATCTATTTTAGCTGGGACATGCGGCTATGACTTTGAACCATTTGCAGACTATTGGCGTAAATATAAAAATACAATAAAAAGTAGGGGCGATATCTCTAAGATAAACGGTGGAGTTGAAGGTGAAGTTCCCGAATATATGAAACGGCTTGACTGGAAACAGTTCTCTGTAGTTAGAATTCCATATGAACTTATTCCTGAGGGCTTCATGGATGACCAGCAAGTGACCCGTGCGCGTGCTACGATGCATAATGGAATATATCAAATGGAATATGGGGCATGTTTTACATCTGATTCTCAGGGATTCTTTAAACGTAGCCTAATTGAAGCAGCTACAGCACATACTAGAAACTTAGAGAAACCAGGATGGCCGTCTTATTGTAATAATGTATTTGATGTTGTTACTCGTGGTCAGCCAGATAGACAATATGTATTTGGTGTTGACCCCGCTAGTGAACAAGATAATTTTGCTTTGATCGTTCTTGAGCTTCATCCTGAACATCAAAGGCTTGTCTATTCTTGGACAACAAATAAAAAAGATTTCCAGGCCAGAGTTCGTATGGGACTCACTGATATTAGCGACTATTATAGTTTCTGTGTTAGAAAAATTAGAGAATTAATGAGGGTTTTTCCTTGTGTTCGTATCGGTATTGACTCTCAAGGTGGTGGATTTGCTATTGGTGAAGGTTTAGCTGATGATGCTAAAATACAACCTGGAGAAAGAAAAATACTTCCTATTATTGAGGATGGGAAATCTAAACCAACAGATGATATAGCAGGTGATCATATTCTAGAATATATTAACTTTGCTAGTGCAGAATGGACAAGCAAATCGAATCACGGACTTCGTAAGGATATTGAAGATAAAGTGTTGCTATTTCCGAGGTTTGACACTCTCACACTTACTCTTATGACTGAAAAAGATAAGATACAATTCAATAGCCTTAGAGAAACTTATGGAGATTCAGCCGCACTGAAATTATATGATACTCTTGAAGACTGTGTTATGGATATTGAGGAATTGAAAACTGAACTTACTACAGTGGTTGTGAGTGTGACAGCTAATGGAAGAGAGCGATTCGATACACCAGAAATCAAATTAGATACTGGTAAAAAAGGTAGAATGAGAAAAGATAGATATAGTGCTCTAGTTATTGCTAACATGTTAGCTAGATCATTACAACGTAGCACTCCAGCTCCAACTTATGTCAATATTGGTAGGATTATTGGGGCTAGTAATGATAAGGATAAGCTAGATAATAGAATGTATGTTGGTCCAGAATGGGTACAATCTTATAATTCTGCGACATGTTTCATGGTTGGAAAGAAGAAATAATACCTATTGGTGTATATAATAATATGTATTATAATACCTATTGCTAACATGGAGACCAATAATCATGAAAAATCCAGCTTATCGTAGTTGGGCTTCTAATAAAGAGCGAGAAGATGCCTTTGCTTCTTACAGTGACGCTATAAAAGAACAAAGAGTTTATAGATCAAAGGGAAACTATTCTACTTATCGTAGAGATTATTCTGATCTAACCACAAATCTAAGTGGTAGACCTGGATTAACCAATTCAGATTTTGATTGGTTTCGTCCAGAGGATAGAGTTCCTGTCACTTCTAAGGAAATTATGGGTTTCGCTCGTTATGCTTATAGAAGAATTGGTCTCATTAGAAATTCTATTGATTTAATGGGTGATTTTGCTTGTCAGGGAGTTAGGCTTGCACACAGAAACAAAAGGATAGAAACATTTTATAACGATTGGTTTAATCGTATTGATGGTCAGCATGTTTCTGAAAGACTATGCAACCTATTATTTAGAGAAGCAAATGTTGTGATAAGAATGAAGACAGCGAAAGTAAATGCTAAAAAGCGTTTGGAAATGCAAAGAGCTGTAGCGTCTCCCGATATGCAACCCATAGGAGGAGACCTACAGTTTTCTAAATATGAACTACCATGGAAATATAACTTTTTAGATCCAATTTTAGTAGATATTGTTGGCGGACCATTGTCTTCCTTAACAGATCGACCCGTATATTCTATTAGAGTTCCATCTACATTTGCATTGCAAATGAGCAATATGTTAAATAATCCTGATTTAGAAATACAAAAGATTTTATCCAAGATTCCAGAAGAAGTTCGTAGATCTATTAAAGAAAATAAACCAATGCTTTTAGATAAAGATAAGACATTTGTCTATCATTATAAAAAAGACGATTGGCAAGATTGGGCTGATCCAATGACATATGCTTGCTTTAGAGATCTTGTTCTTTATGAGAAACTAAAATTAGCAGATGCAGCAGCTTTAGATGGTGCTATTTCAAAGATTAGAGTATGGAAACTTGGTAGTTTAGAATATAAGTTAGCTCCAACTCCAACAGCTTCAGCTACACTAGATGAAATCTTAGGTGCTAATGTTGGTGGTGGAACAAAAGATATTATTTGGGGTCCAGACATTGAATTACTAGAAACTAGTACAGATGTGCAAGCATTCTTAGGAGAAGAAAAATATCGTCCTACCTTGATGGCTATTTATGCATCTTTAGGTATACCTCCAACTTTAACTGGAACATTCGGTGCTTCTGGAACCACAAATAATTTCATATCATTAAAGACACTCACAGAGAGATTAAACTATGTTAGAAATATAGTTATTAATTTCTGGGACGAGCAAGTTAAAATAGTACAAAAAGCAATGGGCTTTAGACATGCAGCTACAGTTGAATTTGACTATATGCATCTTGAAGACCCAGCTTCTATTCTTAATTTGCTGATTTCTATGGCTGATAGAAATATTATTAGTGATGAATATTTACAGAGATTCATTAAGGCTAATCCTACTATTGAAAGTAGAAGAGTTCTTAAGGAAAATCAAAGTAAAGAAGAAAAAGTAAGTCCATTCCATCAAGCTGATCAACAGTTCCAGATGAAGAAAATTACTTTACAAACTGGTCTTACAAGTCCTAGTCAGGTAGGTTTAGAATTAGAAGATAGCGATGGAGATGATTCATTAGTTAGCATGAAGCAAAAAGAAGCTGAAATGAAAGAAGTCAAAAAACCAACTGCTAATCCAGAACAATCAGCTCCTATTGGTAGTCCAGGTAGACCTAAAAATTCTAATGATACAACTCCTAGACAACAAAGAACTTTTAAGCCAGCATTAAAAGCATCTATACAGACATGGGCTAAAGAAGCACAGGAAAAAATATCTGAATTACTAAATCCAGGTATTTTACATCAATATTCTAAAGC